ACGACCGCACCCGCGGGCACATCCGCGCCCGGCGTGTAGTCGATCAAGCAACCCTCTTGAACAAACGTGGCTTCCACTGCCATGAGCTGTACTCCTGATTCGCAGGTCGAGCTGCCGTATCATGCCCAACCGCACACCGACATCGCTCGTGTCACTCTTGCATTCGCAGTCTGTCCGGCTTCAACCACTCGAATGCTCAACGCTGACTCAAAACCGCAGACTCATCACACCTCGCCCTTGGCCTTCACGCCGCCGCGCGGCTCCTGCAGGGCCACGCCGAAGTCGTGATAGCCGCGCATCTGGATGCCCAGCACGTTGAAGTCAGCTTCCGCTGTCTCGATGGTGGGCGACTCCTGGCCGTTCAGGAACGCGACTTCGATGACCGGCAGGTCGTTGGGGTCGGCGAGCAGATACCAGGCCTTGTCCGAGTAGCCCGTATACTGGGCATTGCTCAGGTACCTGCTGACCTCGACGCGGAACTTGCCGGCGTGCGGGTTGGCCACCGGGTACTTGGTGCTGGCCGTGGTGTCGCGAATCTCCAGCGACTTGTAGAGCATCGTGCCCATCGCGCTCAGGCTGGTGGGCACCAACACAATGACGGGCATGATGCCGATGGGCTTGCCGTCGGCATCCACCTGGTTCATGAAGGCCACTTCCGCCTTGGTCAGCCCGTCGATGTTCAGAACGGTGTCGGCGCCGGAGATGTAGTTGCTGTTGCCAGCCGTGAAGAAGGCGGCGTTGTTCATGAAGGTCGACCAGAAGATGTCGTTGATCTTCAGGCCCGAGCCACGGCCCAGCTTGCGGGGCACGGTGGTGATGGCGCCGAGGTCGTCGTTGATGAGGTCGCGGCGATCGATGGACAGCAGCAGACCATAGGTGTCGGCCCTATTGGCGTAGCTCTGCTCGCCCAGCGTCCCGTGCTTGAGTTCACCGCCCGGGGCGACCTTCTCGTACTGGTCCTTGCCGATCAGCCGGTAGCTGGTGACGGTCTTGAAGTCGGAGACATTGCGGACGGCGCAGATGTTCCGCCAGGTCCGCTCGACAGAGAAAAACCCGTCGAGCAGGAACTTGTTGGCCACGTTGGACAAGATCCCACCGATGTCGACGGTCGAGAAACCGGCCTGCAGGTTGTGCCCAAAGGCAAAGCGTAGCACCGATCGGCTGTCGCGGAAGTTGCGTCCGGTGTAGCCGTTGGCCCACGCTGCCTCCAGGAGCAGCTCCTGCAATCCGATGCCGCCACGGAACCGCTTGCTCGCGGCTTCCAGCGTCTTGTCGTCGAACAGTTCCTCCACCCGGGCCAGCTTGGCGGTGAGCATGCACGCGGCCTCGAGCATCTGGCTACCTGTTGCCTGCTCCACGGCGTGAATGGCGGGAACCTTGGGGCGTGAAGCGCGCAGCACTTCCAGCTCGCACTTGTCGGTGCTCCAGCCTTCGGTGATGGCCTTCTCCTCGATGTCGGGATGCTTGCCGGCACAAATGCGCCGGATCGCGGTCAGGCGGCGGGTCTCCTCGATCGCCTGGGCGCGAATCTCGGGGATAGGATCGACGGGCGCGCCGGCCTCCATGCCAGCTGCACCCGTCTGCGCGTCGCGCGTGGTCTCGGCACCGGCGGTGCCGGTGACGTTCGTGTCGGTGTCCTGCGTCTGTGTGAGCTCTTCCATGAGCGATTTCTCCTGCTGATGGGCTGCGATGGTGGCGGTCGTGTTGCCGTCCGCAGCCAGGTCAACGAAACTGATCTCCCCCAGCACGGTCTTGCGGGCGAGGTACAACGGGCCCTCGAACATGCGGCCGTTGACCGTGACGGACTTGCCGCCGCGCACAAAATCGGCTTGCCCCACCTGGGCGCCGATGGATGCCTGCCAGGGGAAGCCGCGCTTCCCGCTGGTCACCACCTCGCGGGCGGCAGCGGTGTCGCGGGAGACGATGCCCTCGGCGACGAGCCGTCCGCTCTCGATGGCGATCCTCTCGGTGTGGCCCACACCGGCATACATGCTGTGTCCGAATCGAACGGGCCGGCGTTGCGAGGGGATCATGAGGCCTTCCAGATCGACCACGACCGGGAACCGCCAGCCTTCGACGCGCATCGCATCTCCCGAGTAGGCCACCATCGTGAAACGCGGTATGGGCTCCGCTGCGCCGTCGCCGGCGGCGGCTTCGAGCGTGAGCTGCGCCGCACTGCACATCAACTCGAGCTGGTCCGGATGGACTTCGTGTGGATCACGCTGCGTGGCGGGCATTGGCATCCTCCATGACGTTGTCTTCATCTGTGTCCTGCGACTCGGGATCCTGGTCTTCAGGTTTCTGGGTGGTTGTTGGCTGCTCCAGCCCCAGCTCGCGCATCAGGGCGACTTCTCGGGCCCGCTGACGCAGTTCGCTCTCCCAATCAAGGCCGGCCTTGGCATACTCCGCTGCCAGGGTCGTCGTGTGACTCGACAGCCGTGTCGCCTGTGCGGAGGCCTCCTTGGCCGGGTCTACATGCTCATGACCATCCCAGAACCACTGATGGGTAAAGTCCGCGTCCAGGCTACGCAGCGACTGCGGCAAATAGCCCTCGATGAGCACCGCCTCATCGATCCACGCCTTGAGGACGCGGTCGAGAACGAGATCTGCGAGGTAGGATTGGTCGATCCGAATGGCCTTGAAGAAGGCCTGATGGTCGAGACGCCCCGAGGCGTAGTTATAGCCCGAGCTGTTGCCGGCAGCGACGTTAAATGGCATGTTCAGGCAACTACCCAAACGTTTTCCAAGCAATGCAGCCCGCCGGAAGCAAGCGGAACGATATGGTCAAGCGACGCGGTCTCCGGGGTCAGCGGGCGACCGCTGATCGCACACTTGAACTGTTGTCGGTTTACAAGCTCAAGCACCTGCTTGGCGCTTATCCGTCCGCCGTTGCTCATACGCATCTACTCGCTTCTTCTCGTTGTTCGAGACGGTGTACGCCCATCGTTCCCATCCCGACCGGTTACGTACACGAAATCGATTGTGGCCCTGCATGACGAGTCGCCTTGCCGCCTCCGACCAGGAGGTTGTGGCATAACGATCGAAACGTCGGCGGCCACTGCGGCGAGGTCCATCCAGGCGCCGCAAGCGAAAGCTCACCGCCAGATTCGTGGCACGCCGCATCCACGGATCGCTCACTCGTCTTGTGGTTCGGCGTTCCAGCGCCTCGACCATTGCGTGAGCTCGCCTAGACCAGGTGACTTTGAAAAAACCCGCAGGCGTGAGAGTGCCGAGGTCTTCAATGGACATGCACTGCTTGGTCTTGTTTCCATGCCGGTCCAACAGGGTGGCTCGACCGTTCGCGACGATTCTGGGCGGCATCGAGCACGGCGGGGCTGACGCGCCAGACGCCACAGCGGTAGGGTTCGCGCTTTTCGACGGCGATCATGTGGACCGGCAGGACACGGCCACTAACCCGCGCGATGAGAGCCCGATAGAACGCGAGCTGGTGCATGTAGCCGAACGCCGATGCCGAAAACTCGAAGCTGTCGATCGTGTCGGCAGTCTTGAGGTCCACGATCCCCTGGTCTGGGTCGATGCTGATCCAGTCGATCCGCGCCTGGCATGCGTGACCCTCGTAATCGCAGCGCACCACCCCCTCGGCGGTGCCGTCGGCCAGCAGATCGCGGGCGAGGTCATGCCCCTTGACTGCTGCTGCCATCTGTTCCACGAGAACGGCCTGGTCGTCACTGAGTACTGCCCTGCTTTGTTGCGCCGCCCACTCGGCGAACGCCTTGGTAGCGGAGCCGAACGGCTGGCCAGTCTTCGGATTGATCGGGCCGCCGACGGCAAACTCGCGGCCGTACCGCTCACGGCCTTCCAGGACGAGCGTGTGGGCCGCACGGCCGATCAGATAGAACGTGCTGTCGTGATCAGGAATGAGGCCGAGCTGCTTCTTGCGGTACAGCAGCGGGCAGCGCCGAAAGTCGGCCAGGGCGTGGGCGCTCAGGTAGTCCTTGGCCTTCGCGTGGTACACATCCGCGGGCTCGCGGATCAGGAAACGCAGGTCGATGCTGTTCTTCTGGGTCATGATGTCCTCGGGATAAAGGTCCTTCTGGCTTGTTCCTTGGCCGATCCGCACGAGCGGCAGCCGGTCTGCTCATCCGCCTCGGCGTAGATGGTGGTTACCGCCGCGCTGCGGTGGCCGAGGATGACCCGGGCCGTTTCCAGCCCGAACTCCTTTCGCAGATAGGTCGCAGCGTTGTGGCGGAGCTGGTGGGGATGCCAGGCGGGCACGCCGGCGAGCTTGCACGCCCGTTGGATCGCCCGGTGGTAGGCCTTGACCTCGTAGAACGCGCCGGGTTTGCGCTGCGGCCGCGCCTGACAGTTCGTGCCCGGCCGGTTGCCGCAGGAGAGTGGCGTCGTCCGCCGCGCGTGCAAGGCCGCTCGGCGCTCGGCGTCGGCCTCGGCGGGTGAGAAGCAGAAGACGTCCACCTGACGGTTCATGAATGGCTGGAGGATCTTCCGGCCTCGCGGGCCAATGTAGATGTGTCGCTCATGGCCGTGATGGGCGGTCTTGTGGTCCATTGGCGTGTAGACCCAGAGTCTGCCGCCGGTGTCGATGTCGACGGGGCGCATCTTTGTGATCTCACCCGGGCGGGCGGCGGTGAGCAGTTGGAGCTGGATCATGGCCCAGACCTGACGGCCGACGAACGGTTCGATGGCGTCAATGTGTGCCTGCGGTACCGGGCGCACCGGATCGCTTTCCTTGGCCGCGCACCGGCCGTAACGCAGGCCGTCGACGGCGAGCAGGGCGTGGTAAACCTCGCCGGGGATCAGTTCCTCGCTGGCCGCCCACTTGAACACGCGCTTGATCCGCCCGATCCGGCAGTTGATATTCCGGCGGCGAAGGCCATCTTGGATCATCTTCTCGCGGACAGCCCGCAATGCCCGCGGCCCGAACTGGGCGGCCGGCTGCGTGCCGTACAGTTCCTTCACCGGACGGAGGGCGTCCACGATGTTGTCGAGCTCGCGGGCGACCGTGCCGTCGGCGTTGCGGTAGTACTGCTCGCCGTAGACCCAATAGCGGGCGATGAGCTCCTTGACGGTGATCTGCTCCGGGCTGGCGCGGAGCTGGCGCCCATTGGCCAGCCACTCGGCCACGAGCGTGTTGTACTTCTGCTTGGCCTCGGACGACTCGTGGTAGCCGAGGTAGAAGCGTTTGCCCGACAACTCCACGTAGGCCTGGAGTGTCGCCTTGTGGACCCGGAATTTGGGCAGTCTCTGCGGTAATGAAGCGTTCACGGCCGCCTCCCGAAACGCCGCGTGTACACTACACGCGTCTTGGCCTCGGTTACGGCCGCTCCGCCTCGAAGGCGGGTCCCCGCAACTAGCGGGGTCAGCGTACTTTACGTCAAAAGCGGGCGATGGGATTCGAACCCACGACGTCCAGCTTGGGAAGCTGGCATTCTACCACTGAATTACGCCCGCGTAGGCTCACAGGACCCGCGTTCCAAGAGGGCGTCTGGACCGGGCTTTGAGCAAAATCCTCGATTCATAATACCAGATCCTGGGCTTCGGGCAAGCCCTGCTGCGCTCGTCGCGTGCGTGCCTCTTGCCTTGACCGGGTGCGACGGCCGAGGCTACGATGCCCACCAAATCGGTACCACCAGGACACCTCGTGATCCCCTTGAGAGGAGCAATACGCCATGGCGAAACCCATCAACGTCGGTCTGATCGGCTGCGGCTTCATGGGCCGGACCCACTCGAACGCCTACCGCAAGGTATGGAACTTCTTTCCGCTGCCGTACAAGCCCGTGCTCAAAGCCATCTGCGACACCAACGCGGAAAAGGCGAACGCCTTCGCCGAGACCTGGGGGTACGAGTCCGTCGAAACCGACTACCGTAAGCTCCTGGAACGCAAGGACATAGACATCGTCGACATCTGCGTGCCCAACAACATGCACAAGGAGATCGCCATCGCCGCGGCGAAGGCCGGCAAGATCATCCTGTGCGAAAAGCCGCTGGCGCTGAACGTGGCCGAGGGCCAGGAGATGGTCGACGCCGTCGAAAAGGCCGGCGTGCCCAACCTGGTCTCGTTCAACTATCGGCGGGTGCCGGCAGTCACGCTGGCCAAGCAACTGATCGACCAAGGCCGGCTGGGCAGGATCTTCCACTACCGAGCCGTCTTCCTCCAGGACTGGACTATCTCGGCCGATCTGCCCCAGGGCGGCGACGCTCTGTGGCGACTGGACGTCAAGGCGGCCGGCTCGGGCGTCACCGGCGACCTGCTGGCTCACTGCATCGATACCGCTATCTGGCTCAACGGCCCGATCAAGAGCGTCACGGCCATGACCGAGACGTTCA